TTGTGGCACACGGCGAGGATTAGGAACACCAGGCGGCCAACCATCCTTGCCATTCTCGGGCTTTTGATTAGCCCATTCTTCGCTATCTACAATATTATAAACTTTGCTAAAAAATAATGCTTCTTGTTCACATATATCTTGATCATCATAAGCATGAACCCAAGTTGTAGTAATGTCTTTGCCATGTTTTTTGATATGGCGTCGCCAATATAACCCAGATCCTATATAGGTATAAGGATCTCTTGTTGTCTTACCGAAATAGCGGAGTCCGGTAACATTATGTTGTTTAGCGTATAGGTAAATCATTGTTTATTATAATATATTTATACATAATTATCTAATAGTTTGTCCGTTCTCCGAATCCCACGGTTGTTTCCACACAGGCTTATTAGTTGAGTTTTTATTTGCCATCAACACACGCATGTTATGTTTTGCTGCTTCAAACTTCTGTTTAGGTGTAGTAGCGGTAATAGGTTCACAGTATCCATTCAAACATCCCAATAGTGCGTAGCGAGCACTATCAATGCAATCATCAGGATCTGAAAAGCGTCCATGTTCATCAGCATAATAATTCTGTGCCTCTCTTAAAAATTGAACACAATTCTCATTTACCATCATAGAACCAACTTCAAGCATCTGGCGCATCATGTTTACGCCATAACTTTTATGATTAGTTCTACGACCAGAATCATCAGGTGGATTCATAATAGGATCAGGATGAACATTTAACTCATACTGCTCAAATGTTTGACGTAAACTTAAACTGGTCATTGTATATCGTCCTGGTGTTACCGCATCTGGTGGTAGCACAATAGGACAACCAAATACTTCTGGTCTAACTAGATGTTGTATCCAGTTAATTGGGTTTGCTTCTTCTGTGCCACCTACAACAATTTGTGTATGTAACCACGCACGAACTTCATCAGGATCCCAATACATTAGTGATATAACAGTTTTGTCATTAACTAAGCCAAGATCTAGTGCGATAATTCTCTTAAGATTATGCATGTTCTTAAAGTCAAAGTCACCATTCTTATATGTTGGCCATGATCTAATTTGAAACACTGCGCCTTTACCCATAACTGGCACGCCATTACGACGGGCATCACGTTCATGTGGCAAATAATCACGCTCTAATTGTTTACGGGTTTCATTTAACAAGAATGGTTCACCCCATAGATCATATTCTGGAACATCATCCCAACTGACACGAATATAATCATAGCCTTCTTCACGATTCCAGAATTTGGCAACTAATCCATTTAGGCCTTTTAATGGTGTGAATGAGCACATTACGCTGCCCTGCGTTGTAGCAGTTCTGGTAACTATTTCACTGAAGAAACCATCAGGTGGTTGTTCATCAAATACTGCTAGGTCTAACTTAAAACCCTGCATCTGACGAACTTCTTGTGTGTAGTTAGCAAATAGTAGATAACTGTTAGCACCGCTGACATGGCGTATCTCTACACCTAGACAATTTGGACCATCATTTCTCATGGTGTCAAATACTATACAATCTTTAGGTATAGCACCTGTGCCAATGTTGTCAACTAATTTAATATCATTAGTGCCTAACAATTCATTTTGTAGAACCAGTGCAACCTGTGTCCAGCCTTCGCCTGCTACCATAACATTAATAGGATGATCTATGCGTTTACCATCCCACCAATCTGGATATATGCCAGTAAGGTGCATAGCAGTTTCATAGCATGTGCTTACTGTTTTGCCAATACGATTAGCCGCTAGTATGCCGCGGCGTGGTGATTTATGTGTGCGAAAGAACTTACGCTGATGTTCAAATGGCCTAAAATACTTTAACTGATTGTATAGCATGTCATCAGACACTGCTAAGACTAAACCTTCTAGATGATCTCGTTGAACACTGGTTAAGTGTGCTAGATTTTTAGTTGATAATTTTTGGTCATCACAAACCCAACGCAATGCTCGTCGCACAAGCACTGCTCTGTCTATCATTCTTTACGGATTCCTGCTTTACTTTCATCAATGTATGTTATCATGCTGTGCATACAATGTGCTGCGCCTGCTAGCGATTGTATATCAGTTGCTGACAATATCCAAGTATCTGGGCGTGATAGATCAACACCGCCACGCTTATCTAGTCCTGCTTGTAGGCGTTCCATGATTAGGCGTAGACAATGTTCTAATTGTCCAGGAAAACGATCATGAAAGGCTTCACGGGTTACACCATTTACCTTTTGCATAATCTTAGTTTCTTGTAATTGTTTATTAGCCATTATTTGGCGTGCTGTGGCAACATCAACACCTAAGCGTGATGCTACGGTTGCTATATCTTGTTCCATTAGGACCCCCAAGGATTGTCAAATACGCCAGCACCGTCACCATTAATTACAAACTCACGGTCAATCCATGCGTCCCATATACTGGTCTTGTTAACTTTTTGACGCTGCATGTAACTCTTCAATCTGGTGCCTAATGGTGTTAACATGCCATTGCTATTGCGTATGACTTGTTCACCATTTCGTGGATCAATCCATATATACTTTTCTGGCACTTCTTTACCAAACTTATTAATACGGGTGCCAATTGCTCTGGTAGATATTGGACCTAATATCTCATAAGTTATCACATTGTTTGTATACTTACGGAATACTACATCACACTTTTGACCCATGGCTTTCCATTCTGGATCTGGATGTGGGAATGTTCTGCTATGGAATTGTGTTACCAATATTGCGTTAGCAATCTCTGCTGGCTTTGGTGGCAATTCCTTCATTGGCTCAATAGGTATAAGATCATTCTTATCTAAGTAAGGATTCTCAGTGGCTAGTAAGTTTTCAGGAATTGGTGCGCCATTTAGGATGTCAAGCGCAGTTTGATATTTGAACTTATTGCTACGACCCTTTAGATCTAATGCTATGCCAGTTTTATCAAACAGGAACTTCTCCAACTCTTTAGCAGTTGGAAAGTCAGTCATTAGACCTTCAAGATCATATAATGGTTCAACCCACTGTGGCGTGGGTTCTACAGGTGGTGCAACAGGTGTTTCATCTTCAATGCCCCATGCTGATGGACTTTCATCAACAATATCAGGACTCTCGACGTTTACATTCTTTTTCATTTCTTATCCTTTCAATACTACAACTGTCCGGTGTAGTGACGGTTTATTTCTTAAACTTTGCTTTAGTTTCTGGCATTATGCCTTCTAATGAACTGTTAACGTGATCTTTGCGGCCTGTGCCACGTGCGGCATATGCGTTATTAATTACATCTGCTAGTGGAGCACGTGTTTGTTTACCGTCAACAAATGCTGAACGCTTACCCATTGATGGATTGTTGCCAGTCTTTGGACCTTGTTTAACATTTACATTGTTAACAGCATGTGGATTGCGTGTAGTTTTCATGCCAGGATTTGGATTTTCAGCAATCTTGGCTACTCCACTGTAACTAGGGTTTTTTATCATGATACTTCCTTAAGTTCTTTCTATTACAGGTATAGCATATACTGTTCCAGAACCTGCGGCTAGTATTGCACTAACCCATACATTACCGGTCCAGCCATTGCCAAAGTCACCACACACTACGGCTGAACTATTTGTTGGTATAGCCACACCAGTAGTTGAGGTAACGCTGACATTGCTAGTATATACATTAACTATAGCAACATTGGCAGTAGCATTAGTGAATTGCCAACTGGCAATATTAGTGCCTGCGTTTATGTTATTTGCTGCTGTGCTTGCAGATATCGCATAGCCAGTGCCTTTGTTTATTAGTGCTGACATGATTATTTGGATCCCATGTAAATAGCGTCTGGGTGTTTAGGCATCTTAACGGTTGCGCCGCCATTTATCCTACCACCACGTGCGGTATCTGCTGGCAACACCTTTGGACTCTTTGTTGGATTACCCATTGCGCCCCCAGGAACATCGCAACTGCCATCATTACCTTTGCGAACTTTATGTCCATAATTTTCTTTCATGGACAATCCACTCTGATTACCGGCATAAGGATTTTTAGTGCGATTAACACCGGTCCCAGCCATACCATCAAAGTCTAAATTGGTATCTTTCATTTTGTTTTTCCTTTTGTTTTAGTAGTGCGTCTAGCACTTTTGAAATCTGCTGCTGACGGTGCACCTTTGCTGCCAGGTTTACGCATGCGCTCACCACTGCCCGCTGCAATGCGCTTGCGTTTAGCATGTATGTTAGCCCATAAACCTTCGCTCATGTTTTATTTGCCTTTTTTATTTTTTGCAGCACGTTTAACACTATAAGCAATAGCAACGGCCTGCTTTTGTGGTTTACCCGCACGCATTTCGGTCTTAATATTTTCCTTAAATGCTGCC